CATGTTCAAAGATGACATGATAGGTGATGGTATAGAGAACTGTATTACATACATTGATAACTTTGATCCTAATAAATCTAGAAACCCTTTTGCATACTTTACACAGATAATTTACTATGCATTCTTACGTAGGATACAAAAGGAAAAGAAACAAGTAGATATAAAAACTAAAATAATAGAGAAGTCAGGTCATAACGAACTATTCTCTGCTGATGCTTATGGAAACAAAGCAGAGTATGAGGGTATCAAGACATCACTTGAGCAGAGATACCGTCAATGATAGCAATTATTACTGATCAACACTTTGGATTACGTAAAGGTAGCAAAGTGTTCCATGACTATATGGAAGAATTTTATGATAAGACATTCTTCCCTACCCTAGAAAAGAACAACATTAAAACGTTATTAGATCTAGGAGATACCTTTGACAATAGAAAACAAATAGATTTCTGGTCATTGAACTGGGCAAAGGAAAAGTATTTTGATAGAATTGCTGACATGGGTATTAAATTATATACCTTAGTTGGTAATCATACTGCCTACTATAAGAATACATTGAATATAAACACAGTTGATTTACTTCTTAATCACTATGACAATGTACAATGTATAGAGAAAGCAAGTACCCTTAACATAGAAGGTTTAGATATTTGTTTTGTTCCTTGGATCTGTATAGAAAATGAAGTAGAAACATATGAAGAGATAAGCAGTACTAAAGCAGAGATATGCATGGGTCACTTAGAGTTTAAAGGATTCGAGGCACATCCTGGCTTTATTATGGATCATGGGTTAAGTATAGAAAAATTTGATAAGTTTAAGAATGTTTACTCTGGTCACTTCCATACTAGATCTAGCAATGGCAATATAAGATATCTTGGTAATCCTTACCAAACATATTGGAATGATTATTCTGAGACAAGAGGATTCCATTTATACAATACAAAAACTAGGCGATTGAAGTTCATACAAAATCCTCACTATATGTTTGAGAAGATTTTCTATGATGATTCTACTACGAACTATCAAACCTTGAACCTTCAAAAGTATAAGGATAAGTTTATAAAACTCATAGTTGAAAAGAAAGATAACTATTATGAATTTGACAATTTAATAGAACGACTCTATAATATAGGGATACATGATTTAAAAATTATTGACAACACAGTTCAATTCGTCCCAGAAACTGGCGACATCGAGATAGAGGGAACTCTAACATACTTAGAAAAGTATATTGATCACCTTGATTATCATGGCAAAGACAATTTAAAATCTATTGTCAATTCCATATATGCAGAATCCATCCAACTAGAGTAATGTACATTTTAACAATAAAAGGAAAGGAGGATGAAGGTGCATATGCTCCCAACGTTGGATCAAATAATGTTTTGTATCTGTTTGAGGAGGAGGAAGATGCAGAGAGACACGCTGAATTATTAAAGGCAGAAGATTATCCTGACATGAGGATCATTCAAGTAGAAGATGATATTGCTGTTCAAATATGTGAAGACCATGGATATACTTATTGTGTAGTTACCCCTGATGACATTATTATTCCACCCAGAGTATGATTGAATTTAAAACTATAAAATGGAAAAACCTCCTGAGTACAGGAAACAACTTTACTGAAGTAAATCTAAATGGTCATGAAAGAACATTGATCGTTGGAGAAAATGGTTCTGGTAAATCAACCATCTTAGATGCATTATGCTTTTCACTATTCAGTAAACCATTTCGTAAAATTAATAAGAGTCAACTAGTCAATACAGTTAACTGTGGAGATTGTAAAGTAGAGTTAGAGTTTAGGATTGGAAAGATAGAATGGAAAGTAGTAAGAGGAATAAAACCAAATGTATTTGAAATTTATAAGAACGGTACATTATTAGATCAATCATCTGCAACCAATGATCAACAGAAGTGGTTGGAACAGAATGTTCTAAAGATGAACTATAAATCATTTACTCAGATAGTTGTACTAGGATCAAGTACCTTTGTTCCCTTTATGCAGTTGTCTGCACCAGGCAGAAGAGATGTCATAGAAGACATACTTGATATAAGAATATTTTCTACAATGAATCTTATATTAAAGGAAAGAATTAAAGTTAATAAAGAAGAAGTGTTTGATGTGGAAAATGCTATGTCTTTACTAAAGGACAAAGTTACAGTACAGAAAACACTGATAGAAGATTTAAGAAAGCAAAGTCAAAGTAATGTATCACATTGGAATGAGAACATAGAATCATTGAAACAACAGATTGCTAAAGCAGAAGAAGAGATAGAACTTGATATGAGAGAGGTAGATAGTTTGACATTTGAATTGTCAGAAGGAGAAGATCCTACTGAAAGAATACAGAGCTTAAGAGATTTTAAAGTAAAATTTAATAGTAAGATTAAAGATCTAACAAAAGAAATTAAATTCTTTAAAGGTAATGCTAGTTGCCCTACCTGTCATCAGGATATAAAAATTGATTTACGTGATACTATGGTATCTACTGATGAGGATAAAGTTACTAAGTTAAATGAAGCATTAGATAAAATTGCAAAAGAACATAAACTCTTAGATAAAGATCTAACTGAACGTAATGAGATATCTACTCTTATTAAAGAATCTCAGATTAAAATAAAACAATCTCTCAGTGATATAAACTGGAAGACAAAGAAAATCAAAGAGATAGAGAAAGAGATTGAATCTATAAAAACTGATGATGGTTCTGTTGACAAAGAAAAAGATAAGTTATTAAAGATAATACAACAAGGTAGAGAAAAAGAAATACTAAGAAAAGAAGTCATCAACAAGAGAGAAGATCTTAAGATGGTGTCAGAGTTTCTTAAGGATGGAGGTGTCAAGTCATCTATTATTAGAAAATATCTACCTGTAATGAATGATCTTATTAATAAATACCTTCAGAAGTTAGAGTTCTATGTCAACTTTAATCTTGATGATATGTTTAATGAAACAATTAAGTCAAGGTTTAGAGACGAGTTCTCCTATGCTTCTTTCTCTGAAGGAGAGAAGATGAGAATTGACTTAGCACTACTCTTTACATGGAGAGAGATTGCTAAACTAAAGAATTCAGTTAATACAAATATTCTTATCCTTGATGAGATCTTTGATAGTTCATTAGATAATAATGGTACTCAGGACTTCATGAAGATACTATACAATATCACTGATGGTAATAATGTGTTTGTTATCTCACATAAAGGTGAACAGATTGTCGATAAGTTTGACAATGTGATAGAGTTTAGTAAGTATAAGAATTTCTCTAAACCCAAACAGTACGATGGCACAACTTCCGAACTGGCAACATCACTCTAAGAAACAGCAGAAGCGTACCTTGAAGCCACAAGCACTACGTCAAGCAAGAAAACGACGTGGACAGTTATTAAAGTGTCTACTCAACCCTCCCAAGCGGAGGGTTTCTCATTATAATGGTAATATATTAATCGAACAGTCATGAAAAACTTTGAAGTCAAAGACAATCTTGCTAAACTACTAGCAACAGAAAACCTCATTGTTGAGCACAGACAAGTATCTACTGCATTCTTTAATGTTGAAACTAGAGTCCTATGTTTACCTATGTGGGATGCATCTGACAATGTATATGATATGCTTGTTGGTCATGAGGTAGGACATGCATTATACACACCAGTAGAACCATGGAAGAAAGGTAGATATGAAGATGTTCCTCCTTCATTTGTAAATGTAATAGAGGATGCACGTATTGAGAAGTTAATGAAGAGAAGATATGGTGGTCTATCAAAAAGTTTCTATAAAGGATACAAAGAATTACATGTAAAAGATTTCTTTGAAACAGATGGTAAAGATTTTACTGAGTTTGCTTTCATTGACCGTATCAATCTATACTTTAAGTTAGGTGCATTTGAAGTTATTCCTTTCAAAGAAGATGAGTTAGCTATAGTTGAGACATGTAAAGGTCTAGAAACTTTTGAAGAAGTTTTAGAATTATGTCTTCTCATATACAACAACCTTAAAGATGCAGAAGAAGAAATTGCTATGATGTTACCAGAGTTAGATGCTCATCCAGAGAAAGAAGATAAAGATGATAACAAAACTCAAGATCCAGTTTATGTTGAGAATGACAAGAATGGAACTGATGACTCTAATCCACTAGAAGATCTATCTACAGGTAAAGGTGAGAAAGAAGAAAAGAGATTTGAAGAAGATCAAACACCTGATCAAGAGATAATCAATCCTGAGCAACCATGGGATACCATGAGCAATGAAGGTGGAATTGAATCAAACTTAAAACCTGATGAATTTACTGCTGAGACACAAGAAGCATTTAATTCTAATCAGAGACAGTTAGTTGATGAAGGAGCAAAGGAAACAGTATACTTAGATTTTCCAAAATTAAAAATGGATAAGATACTAGTTGATCATCAACGTGTAAGTACTTACCTTAAAAAATGGTGGAGAGATACTGCTGATGAAGAGTTCAGATATCACTACTCAGCAATTGGTACTGATAATAAGTTAACATATAGTAACTTTGGTAGTCAATTAAAAGAAAAGTATCTAAAATATAAAAAGGAATCAAGTAAGGGAGTTAATTATCTTGTTAAAGAATTTGAATGCAGAAAATCTGCAGATGCTTATTCTCGTGCTGCTACTAGTAGGACTGGAGTACTCGATACAAAGAAACTCCATACTTACAAATTCAACGAGGATCTTTTCAAAAAGATAACTGTTCTACCTGAGGGTAAGAATCATGGACTAATCTTTATATTAGATTGGTCTGGTTCAATGCACTTTGTTATAAACGACACAGTAAAACAATTATTAAATTTACTTTGGTTCTGTAAGAAAGTTAATATACCATTTGAGGTATATGGATTTACAAATGATTCACCAGCAGAGTGGAGATATCCTTCACGTGAGGGTAGAGGTGGAATGGAAGAGATCCAAATAATGAAAGAGAATGAAATATACTGTCATCCTACATTCCGTCTTCTAAACTTTGTATCTTCTGATAGTGGTAAAGATTTTGAAGAACAGTGTCTACACCTATTCAACTTATCTTATTCATTACAGTGTGGGTATTCTGATTATGTTCCTTATGGATTCAATCTATCAGGTACTCCATTAAATGAAACTATAATTGCTTTACGTGAACTAATACCTGACTTCTTTAGAAAGCATCAAGTATCTAAGTTAAACACAGTTCTTTTAACTGATGGAGAATCACAATCTATCTCACGTGTTAACAAAGTACAATCATATTACAATCCAGATGAGATGGAATTTGGTAGAATTAGTTTACATAGTCGTTGTCAGTTACGTGATAGAAAAATTGGTAGAGTATATCATGCTTGTAATGAGTGGAACTGGAGGAATAGTATCACACAAACATTGTTACAAAACCTTGAAGATAACTTTCCAAACTGTAATATAATAGGTATTCGTTTATTACAATCTGGTGAGGTAAGTAGATTCCATTACCAGTACAAGGAAGATGAAAATTATACTGATCAAGATAAGAAGTCATGGAGCAAGACAAAATCAGCAATACTAAAACCAACAGGTTATAGTGTTCTATATGGTATTGCTTCAAGTAGTATGAACTCTAGTGAAGAGTTTGAAGTAAAAGAGAATGCTACTAAAGCACAAATAAGATCTGCTTTCAAGAAGAATCTTAAAAACAAAAGTGGCAATAAGAAAGTACTCTCATCCTTTATCGACATGGTTGCATAACCAGTTGATAAACTGTCACACAGGGGGTAGGCAATACCCCATCCATCCTTTATAATGAATTCATAGTTAAGAAAAAACAATGCCTTTCCAACCAACATTTTCCAACTCTGATTTGATCTCTTTCTTTAAAGACAACTATGGTAGTGAGTTTAATTATCAAGCAATCAAAGAAGCAGCAACTCATTTCAAAGTTCAAGTTCAAAGCATCTCAAAAAGAATTAAGAAGATGCCTGAGTTTAAACAAAAAACTAGAGGGAACTACACTCTAACTGTTGCTCAAGCAAAAGCACAACTTGAGAAACAAGTAGTTAAAGAAGCAAGAGATTTGATACCTCCAGTATCAGATTCTTATGTACCTTTTGGTAACTTTAAAGATGTCAAAAAGATTATTCAATCTGGCATTTTCTATCCTACATTCATTACAGGATTATCAGGTAATGGTAAGACCTTCTCAGTAGAGCAAGCATGTGCTCAACTTAAGAGAGAACTTATCAGAGTAAACATTACTATCGAAACAGATGAAGATGATCTTATTGGGGGTTTCCGTCTTGTTAATGGTGCCACAGTATGGCATAACGGACCCGTTATCGAAGCACTCGAACGAGGTGCAGTATTGCTCCTTGACGAAATCGACCTTGCCTCTAACAAGATCCTCTGCCTTCAGAGCATCCTTGAGGGAAATGGTGTTTTCCTTAAAAAGATTGGAAGATTCGTTAGACCCAAATCGGGATTCAACGTCATTGCAACCGCAAATACTAAGGGTAAAGGTTCAGACGATGGAAGATTCATTGGAACTAACGTGCTCAACGAAGCCTTTCTCGAACGATTCCCAGTTACCTTCGAGCAAGAGTACCCAACCGTCTCAATCGAAAACAAAATCCTCAAGCAATCAGGACTCGATGACGATACCTTCTGCAAACGATTAGTTGATTGGGCAGACATCATTCGTAAGACATTTAACGATGGTGGTATTGATGAATTAATCTCTACTCGTCGTTTGGTTCACATAGTCAATGCATACAAAATCTTTGGTAGCAAAGAGAAAGCAATTGAGGTATGTGTAAATCGTTTCGATGAAGAAACAAAGCAATCTTTCATGGAACTCTATGATAAGGTTGATGCTGATGTAAACTTTGGTGATGATGAAGAACCATCAAACCAAGAACTACTTGATCAAATTAACTCATGACCATTTGGAAAAACTACATTGCTGCTCTTGAAGAGACATTCCCTGACCTAAAGGTTGGGGAACAATGGGCAGAGTGGGAAGGAAAAGATGCCCACCTCATTGCTAACCTTCGTTATGGTAAGAACTTTATCAAAGCAAGGGAAGCACATATAACAGATCCTAGATCTGACATCTACAACACTATACTGTATCCTAAGACAGGTGCAGATCTTCCTTGTTTTGGAATGGATCTAATGAAGTTTAGTGAGAAGAAAGTTATTCTAGTGTTTGACTTCCAACATCCAAGAGAGAAGTATCTATTCTCAGTTGATGGTCTTCCAAAAGATGATGGTAAGTATAGGTTCTTTGAGATGGGTAATCACTTCTCAGAAAACATATTCGTAAGGTATTGTAAACCTGATGAGGTTGATGAACATCTTCCAATGTTTAAACAATACTTGACAGAATATAAAAAGATGGTAGAATTAAATGATCCACAAGGAGAAGACACTACGGTGTATGCTGACTTTGACAAATACATGACCGAACTTGATCCTGTTAGAGGTTATTTAAAAGGCAAGTTTGGAGCAGAAAAGTCAGAATCCTTTGTAAATGATTTTCTATTCACTTATGGTTAATGCATGGAGTTTAGCGTATGACACACTTAACGGAACACTTGATGAGGAGTATCCTATAGTGACTAATCATCAATTTAAATATCATGAGGAAGAGATCCTCAAAGATATAGAAGAATACATTTCTTCAACTTACAATGGGCACTACACAGGAACTCAACATGAGTTTCGTAAAGTCCAAACAATAGACCTCATGGCATCTAGAGATCTTGCACCACATTTCTGCCAAGCAAACATACTAAAATATGGTAGTAGATATGGAAGCAAGAATGGTAAAGATAAGAAGGACTTGCTAAAAGTCATTCATTATGCTATGCTACTATTACACTTTGACAACCACTACGGACAACCATCCATGACTAGTGGTAATATTGATCACACTATGCCTTAATTATGCAACTATCTGAAGAAACAAAAGAAATCCTCAAGAACTTTCAATCAGTAAACAACT